CTTGCAAAATATGCAAAAAATAGTTCTTGGGCATATCGTGTGAATAAGTGTATATTTGTAAACAATAAAACGATAAGCAAGATGAAAACGACAATCACCTACTCAGTATCAGACCTAATGTCATTTAAGACATGGGCAGCAGCGGTAGCCTTTGCTAACCGCATTAACTACAAAATCATTAAGGTAACTGGCACAAAAGGCGCAAGTCAAGTAGAAAAAGGTTATACCGTTGACACTTGGAAAAATGCCAAGCAAATCAAAAACGACATTCTTTTCCAGCTTTAAACAATAAAGGGGTGCGACTTGACAACGCACATAATTTAAACCATAAACAAGATGAAAGCACAAATTCAAATCCATTTACCAAGCCAGCACTTGCACGTTGCTGCTGCAAGGTTTAGGCTTCGCAACCGCAAAGATCTGAAGTATTATGAGAACTTTGATTCGTTGAGAGATGCAAGGCAGTACCTTCTTGACCTCTCGCAAGATTTAGAGGACACCGAATTGGGTGACGATTGGTTAAGCTACGACAGCGTAACTGCGTACATTGTAACCGAGAAGGAGGAGATGATATGAGGGCGTTTTACTTTATACTCGCATTCTTTGCGGTACTTGTGGAGAGCGACCGAGTTGACCAGTTCGTCTGCTGGGTAATTGATGCGCTGGCATTGACTACATTTTGTATCTTCTTAGCCTTTTTTGGCACGGTTGCCATAGGCTTAATTTTTAACTAATATGAAAACACCGATGCAAGAGTTATTGGAATGGGTTAGAGCAACCCTGCCAATGGATTTAGACACGCCACGAATGATTGAGGCTAAGATAGAATCATTGATAGAAAAGGAGAAAGAGCAATCAATTAGCATACTGATCAAATATCATAATAGTTTATTTTCTTTGCCATTAAAGGATGGTGAAGCAGAAGCAATATATAACCATATTGTTAATACCAACAAAATGGTTTAACCTTTAACACCAAAGAGAAATGAATCTTATATTTGATTTTATAAAAAAGGTTTTTACCCACAACCGATGTGATGGATGCGGTTTCACTAAGGATGATGTTTATGTAACTGAATACTTTGCAGAGGCAGGATACATTGAGTGTAAAAAATGCTATAATAAAAAACCATTTAACTCTAAAAAGAAATGAAAACACCAATTGAATTAGCAATCGAAGTGATTGCCGACCTTCCGACTGAGGTGCTGAACGCATCCAGCATAAAACAAGTAGTTATCGGGTTACTTAAACAAGCAGCCGTACACGAAAGGGAACACCTAACCCTTGCATTCATGGAGGGGCAATCAACACCAAAGGCATCCTTTGAGATGTGGTTTAATAAGAAGTATAAAAAGACTGAAAGGACATCTGATGACTCCGAATGAGATAATTGAAAGGGTAGCAATCTACCGAGGCGTAAGCATCCAGCAGATTTTAGGAAAGTCAAGAAAGCAAGAGATAGTTAACGCACGTCATGGAGCGCAGTATTTAGTGATGAAGCATTGTAAAAAAATGAAGCAAGAGGCAATGGCTGCACCCTTCAATCGTGACCGCACTACTCTATTGCACGCAAGGGATGCGGTAAATGATTCGCTTGCTATTAACGATGGGCAGTTCCGATGGATCAACAACGTAGAACTCGGCAAAGGCTACGGAGATAAAGTCTTAGAAAAGCTATTTGCTGTCAAAGAGTGCATGGAAAAAGGCTATACTGGCGAGGCTAAAAAGATTGTAAACGATGCGATTGAGTTACGGCAGTCGTTTCTTGACAGCTTAGAACAACTAAAATTACAGCAAGTGTTTGATAATCAAAAGTAATCACTATATTAGCAGCCGTGAAAGCACGGCAAATCATAATGAATCTATATGATTCAGGCGAGTTGATGAAGGCTTGCAAGTCAATAGGCAGCACTTACCATGACGATTTATGTCAGGAGGTGCTGCTTTGTCTTTTTGAGAAACCCGAAGCTAAGATATTGGAGGCGCACGAAAAGGGATATTTTAGATTTTACGTAGTTAGGATTGTGATGAACTTTGCCAACTCTAAAAACAGCAGCTTTCACAAAAAATATAGAAATAGGGATGAGGTCATTCCGATAGACCACCTCGGGCAAGTAGGCGAGATGCCAGTCGAATCTTATCTTGAATCGCACGGCATTGACTTAACGGCTGGGGATTACGATTATCAAAAAGACTTAGACACGCAAGGGAAGATAGACCGATTAGAGGTGGCGTATTTAAGATTAAATAACGAGAATGAATTCCCCTACGAACAAAAACTGCTTGACCTACATTTAACACTAAGGAACAAGCGAGCGGTCAGCAGATTGACCGGGATACCTTATCGCACCGTTTGTCATAACTTAGACACTATCTATAAATCTTTGAAAGATGCAGCACTTAATTATTAGCGCACTTGCTGGCTTGGCTGGCTACTCATTTGTTATGTTAGCTGGTTTTAACCTAAAGGGGAAACCCTTGAACTGCCAAGTATGTATGGCGTTTTGGTTTGGCTTGATTACCTCGTTATTAGTTGAGCCTTCCTTCTATGCTCCAGCCGTTGGCTTTGGGGCGATGTGGTTTGCAGCAATGGCACAAAAAACTTTACTAAAATGACACAAGACCAATACCTATCACTAAGGGCAGCACGACCTTACTTAGACCAATATTTTGCAGTTGGAAGCGTGAGCATTCCGCACGATGTAGCGCAGATGATGCAGAAGGTTCACAGCGAACTTTATGGAGGTGGCTTTAATAACTGGTGTCAGGCTTGCGTGATAGAAGCACTCACCCGATTGATGGTGGACTACGATAAGTACGAAACCAAAAGCGCACCAGTAATTATCTCAACTGGCAAAGAGGCAAAGGTCAAGACAAATGTCACCAAGCGAAGCAGCAAGAATAATTGAGATATTAACCCAAACGCTGGAGGCTATCTGCGATACCGAGGTGGACAACAGCTATGAGGTCAAGCAGAAGTTAATAAACAAAATAAGCGAACTAATTGATAAGATATGACGACAACACCTATCAACAAAATCAAATCGAACCCTAACAATCCGAGGGTAATAAAAGACGACAAGTTTAAGAAGCTGGTGCAGTCTTTAAAAGACCTACCCGAAATGGCGCAAGTGCGACCGATAGTAGTCAATCAGGATATGATTGTCTTAGGCGGTAACATGAGGCTAAAGGCAATGAAGGAAGCAGGATGGAAGGAAGCACCAGTTGCCGTAGTGGATTGGGATGAAGATAAGCAGAGGCAGTTTATTATTAAAGACAATGTAGGCTTCGGAGAGTGGGATTGGGATATGTTAGCGAACGAGTGGGATGCCGAGAGTTTAGGAGATTGGGGATTGGATGTTGGTGGCTTTGATGTAAACGCAGCAGATATGACTGATGAATTTAGTTTACCTGATGGCGACAAAGCACCGTTTCAACAAATGACTTTTACGCTTGCAGATGAACAAGCAATGCAAATACAAAACGCAATAGCCGATATAAAAGCTACCGAAGAGTATAAGTACGCTGAAACTATGGGCAATGAGAACAGCAACGGAAACGCTTTGTATTTAATTGTAATGCAATGGGCAGAGCAAAGGAAATAGTGGTTAAGGTAATACCAGCCAAGATTGCTAATGAGTTTGTAAAAAAATATCATTATTCAGGAAAGGTTGTGCCAAATTCGACTTTGCATTTTGGTTGCTTTTTAGACGAAAAGCTGCATGGGGTAATGAGTTATGGAAGCCCGATGGTGAAGGCTAAAGTTATTCATTATGTTGAAAAGACTAAATGGAATGAAGTTATCGAATTGAATAGAATGGCTTTTGATGATTATTTGCCAAAATATTCGGAAAGCCGATGTATTGCAATAAGCATTAAGCTAATTAAGAAAAATGCACCACAAATAAAATGGATTTTAAGCTTTAGTGACGGAAACCTTTGTGGGGATGGCACAATTTATAGAGCAAGCGGATTTCAATTAATAGGAGTTAATAAAAATTCCAGCACATATCAAATGCCAAATGGAGAAGTGGTTTGTAGCTTAACAAGTTCAGCACATAGAACAAAAGAAAGCAATGGCAAAAGTGGCACAAGCTGGATAAAAGATAACGGAGGGAAAAAATTAGATGGCTTTCAAATTAGGTACATTTACTTAATAGATAAAACAAGTAAAATAACAGTTCCAATATTGTCATTTAACAAAATAGATGAAATGGGCGCTGGTATGTATAAAGGAAAAAAAGTATCTTTGGCAGATAGAAAACAAAATGCGGCAGTAGCTCACTTGGGAGAGCGCTTGGCTTCCAGCCAAGAGGGGGCGTTCGATGCGACCGTGCCGCTCCAAAATTTAGAGGGAATATAGAAAATGGCAAACGAACATAATCTTATCCCTGCTAAAAAAGGGGAAGTAAGAAACCCGAACGGCAGACCGAAAGGCACACGCAACCGCAGCACTATCGTTCGAGAGTGGCTGGAGGTACAGCAGTCCGTTAAAAACCCTATTACTGGCGAGCAGGAGGTATTAGAGCAGCAGGACATTATGACGCTGGCTTTAATAAAGAAAGCGCGTGAGGGGGATGTTAATGCGTTCAGGGAATTGATGGACAGCGCACACGGAAAGCAGACAAATCAAATCGAAGGCTCAATGCAATTAACTGGCTTGAAGGTTGAGGTGGTAGATAGCGGATTCAGCACGGCATCTTCGGAGAGTGAAATAATCGACTGATGTGTTTGAAAGTTCGGTTTTATTCAAAGACAACTACTCGGCAACCGATAAAGTCGTAGTCAATCAAGGGGGTTCGAGTTCGGGCAAGACTTACTCCATTCTTCAGGTGCTATTTTTGAGAGCCATAGAGCATCCGAGAAGCGTTACGACTATCGTGGGGGAAACTATCCCCAACCTTAAAAGTGGCGCGCTTAGAGATGCCCAAACAATTGTGGCGAATTCGCCTATATTAACCAAGTTGATAGCAAGCTACAACGCTACCGACCGAGTGTACACCTTATACAACGGTTCGGTATTGGAGTTTAAATCTTACGAAACCAGCCAATCGGCTAAGTCAGGTAAGAGGCAGTTCCTATTCGTGAACGAAGCCAACGGCATAAGCTATGAGATTTGGAACGAACTCTATCTACGCACAACCATTCAGGCTTTTATTGACTACAACCCCAATGCAGAATTTTGGGTGCATGAAAAGATAATCGGCAAGGGTGGGGTGCGGTTGTTTATCTCCGACCATAGGCACAACCCTTATGTATTACCAGCCATTCGGGAGAAGATAGAAGGACTTAAGGACATAGACTTAGAATTGTGGAAGGTGTATGCAAGAGGGCGTACCGGGCGCATCGAAGGTCTTGTATTCCGTAATTGGGATATTTGCGATTCGATTGACAAGGTACGCTGCAAGCTGGTTGCACTTGGAATGGACTGGGGTTTTACGAATGATCCGACTGCTCTTTGTGCGGTTTGGAAAGATGGCGAGCATTTGTATATTGAGGAGTTACTCTACGAACGAGGCTTAACAAACCAAGACATCGGGGCGAGATTGAAGGATATGGCTATCGGAAGGACAATGGAGATAATAGCAGATTCAGCAGAGCCTAAGTCTATTGAGGAAGTGCATAGAATGGGGTTCAATATACACGGAGCAAACAAGGGTAAAGACTCAATCCAAAATTCAATAGATATTCTAAAGCGTTACAAACTGCACGTTTTGCGTGGTTCGGTCAATCTTATAAAGGAACTCAACAGCTACAAGTGGAAGCAGGATAAGAACGGCAACCCATTAAACGAGCCAGTTGATTTTCAAAACCACGCCATTGATGCGCTTAGATATGTGGCACTCAATAAATTAAAGGTGGCTAACTCAGGAAAATATTTTATATTGCAAGCGTAAAACGACAACGAGATGAATACAGAAACACGAATGACTGACGAGAATATGCTCAAGCATATTGAAAGCCACAAGGGCAATTTTAACTTTACTATCGCTCACCGTGTGGCATCGCTGATGTACTACAAAGATGCTCCGACAATGGTTTACCTGACTAACATGATTTGCATCGGTTACAACCTTATTCCTAATGACAAAGAGTATGCGCAAATTGGGTCACTTACGCCTGAAAAAATGAAGCTGATTATTGAAGAACAAAAAGGAGATATTGACTTTACTCAACCAAATCAATGTTTAAAAATTGATAAAGGATACAACGGAGTATCGGGCCTTAAAGCAGCGTTGTGCTATGCCTACAACCTAAAGCCGAACCAATGAAAGCGCAGACCTTTATTTTCGTACACGACCAGCAGATAGTCATTGACTACATTCAGGCTGGCAAGTTTGACCAATTACCCGACGTGAGATATGTGTTTTTAGGACAGCGACCTATTGACCGATTAGACCAGTTTATCGGAGAAAAGAAAGTGATTGTGGCACGAAACCTACCCGATAATATCGAACACTTACCCAACTTAGTTGCTTGGACTGGGTGGTATGCTGTGGCACGGAACGGGCTGATAACAGCCGATGTGGTTAATCTATTCGAGTACGACATCAATCTAACTGACTGGAAACAGCCGATGAAGTCAACAGCTTACTTTTGGCATCCGTACGCTGATAATACTTGGTGGAACTACAACAACATAAAGCCTGAATTACGAAGATTGGTAGTAATGGTCAGCAATGACCCTTTGCCAATGACCTCGAATTACACTTTGTTCGTTGACAAGATTCATCCGTTTGTAAAGAACTTAATGGAAAGCGACTTAGATGCAGAGCATCCGCAGGCTGGTCACATCGTTGAGAGGTATTGCAGCGCATACTTTCAATTCAAGGTTACGGCTGCTGGTGGACTTAACCACCTTTACGCTGATTCCCACGGAACGCAAGGCAGAGGGGATAGATACCAAGACATTAAATACAAACTGCTATGATTAAGGTAATAAACTACGGAAGCGGTAAATATAAAGAGTTGGCAGCAACCCAATTCACAAACGGACTGCCTTTAAAAACTTACAGCAACGAATCGCCAAACGGAAGGGGTGACAACTATTGGAGGTGGAAGCCTGAAATACTCTTAAACACCATGACTAAATACAAGGGTGATTTCATCCTTTACATTGATGCTGGTGACTACCACACCGAGGACTTTTGGAAGTGGCTAACTGCCTACGTTGTCGTTTCGGATAACCTATTTGTGAGCCGTGGGTATTTACACAGAGAGTGGACTAAAGCCGACTGCTTAGAAGCAATGGGGATGCTGCCTTGTATTGAGCGAATAGACCATCAATTAGAAGCTGGGTTAATCGGTCTAAGGGCAAACGATGAAAACATCGCACTTGTAACCGAGTGGAGAGAATGGATGCAAGACGAGCATTTAGTGAACGATGCGCCAAGCCAAATCCCAAACCATCCCGATTTCAAAGAGCATAGGCACGACCAATCTATTTTAACAAACTTAGTGCTTAGAGATAAATACCCGATTCAAAGAGTTAATCATGTAATATGGAACGCAAGACATTAGAGAAATTAGACTACTCACATCCGTGGGTAACAGCAAAGGAACACATTTTGCAAGTGTATGACGAAGCCAAAAGGCTCAAAGGTCACGCCTTAGACATCGGCTGCTTTCAAGGTCACTCTGCGTTAGCTATGGGTTTGGCTGGTATGGAAGTATCGTTAGTGGATATTCATATTGATTACTTAGACAAAGTGACCGACTTGCTGGAAGGTCACGGCTGCAAGGTAAATACCGCAGCAATGTGCGAGAGCGCAAAGGTGTTAAATTGGATTGAGCCAGTTGAATTGATAATGCACGATGCAGAACACGGTCAATCTATTGTGCCTGAATTACTTTTATTTTGGGATAAGGTAAAGTCAGGCGGTACGTTTATCATCCACGACACCGACCAAATAGATTTAGCTGGCTTTATCAAAGCATTAGGCTACCCCGAAAATAAAACCACAGCAGACGAGCGTGGAAGGTGCTTGTCTATATTTTACAAGCCATGAAATTCACATCCCTAACTATTGACCAATTCCAGCGCATCGCAGCCATTGAGGCTACTGGTGAAGAGCAAATCAAGAAGGTGGCTATCGTTGCCGTTCTCAAAGGGATATCCTTAGACGAAGCGAAAAGCCTACCTATGACCGAGGTAGGTAAAGCGTACAAGGCAATCGAAGACGAGATGAAAGACTTGCCGAAGTTGCGATATAAGGAAACCTTCACGCTGAATAAAAAGAAGTACAAGCTGTCTTTATTTACCGATACGCTCACGGCTGGTCAGCTTATTGAAATGATGTCTTATGAAATGGCTGACGAGTACCAAGTGATTCAAAACCTACATAAAATAATGGCTACGCTTGCGAGGGAAAGGAAGTGGTTTAAGACCTTACCCTATGATGGGGCGAAGCACGGAGAGCGTGCCGAGGAGTTCAAGCAACTCACGATGAAAGAAGTGTGGGGTGCGGTATCTTTTTTCTTATTAGCCTCCGAAGGCTTTATAACGATTATGAAGGATTATTCGGAGGCGGTACTGAAGACGATGGACAAGGAGTTAACCTCGCTGCGAAATACGGCTGGATAGTCGTTGTGGATTCTTTGGCTATGGGTGACGTTCTCAAATGGGATGCCATCTTTAATCTAAACGCACGGCAGTTTTTAAACTACGTTCAGTATTACGCAGACAAGAAAGAAGTCGAAGCGATGAAAAGCCAATAAAAGTAGGTCTTTACATTTACTTGTAATGGACAAGCTTTTAGAAATCTCATCTATTCAGGGAACGGACTTTGTCGGTCTTGACGTGGCGCAGCTTACTGGCGTTAAAAGGGTGCTGGGTGCGTTTGCAAAGCAGGTAGTTTTAGATTCTCAAAAGAACCTTGATAAAGGCGGTCGGTTTGGTCAGTACAACGCTTCCTTTAATCTTCGGCAGTCTATTGACCCATCGCAAGTAAGGGAAGAAGGTAATGGATACACCGTAGAAATATCAATGGCTGACTATTGGAAGTTTCTGAACGAGGGTGTACTTGGTAAAAAGTCAGGCAACAAAGCGCAAGGCAGTCCATTTCAATACGGCAAGAATGCACCTATCCCGACAAGGGCAGGAATAGAAAAGTGGATTCAAGCAAAGCCAATAGTTCCCGAAGATGGTGGCTCACGCAAAGGCTTGGCGTATGTAATTCGCAGAAGCATAATAAATACTGGTACGCCTCGAACCTTATTCTTTGACAAGGCACTACCCGATTCACTTATAAAAGTATTAACCGAAGATGTAGCCGAGGCGTTCGGCAAGTCCATTTCTATCTCTATAAAAGTATGAGCGTATCTATTCTATCACAGCCCAGCGTTACACTAAGCGCAGACAACGCTTTGTTTGTTGTTTCGGGCAGTAACTTTGCAAGCGGAAACTACCGATATGTCGCAGACGTAAGCGGAACGACTTTATTGAGCCGATTGAAGTGCGACAAGCTGCCAAACAACGAAGGCTTTTTCAACGTGGCAAAGGTAATCGAAACGCTTGTGCCTATCACAAAGCCAGCCGTTACGTTCTTTCAGGACCCGTTGATAGCTTCGACTTATCAGGTAGGCTTTAGAGAGGAGTACGGAACGCCACCAGTAGTAGCAAGCGGACAAACCATAGCAAGCGGTATCGTGTTTCAAGGGTATAAACGCCAATGGGAAGATTTCGTTGCGAGTGGCTATTATGCCTTAGCCTCGGCAGCCAAGATACTATCAAAGCAACCTACCAAAAGAAAGATAAGATTAGGAGAGAATGACTTTGCCAGCGTGTTGTTTTACATTCTTAGTGGCTCAACAAGCTATAAAGTAACCATTACTGCACCGACTCGCACCTTTTCGGTATCGGGAACAATAGCAAGCGGTGCGCTGGATGGAATGTTTAATACTGGTCTTGCTGGTATTTACGCTTTAACAAGCGGTCAAACATCCGATGGTCAGGTAGGAAGCTATTTGTTATCGGGCATAACCAGTTACACGGTTACAATTGAGTATGTGCATTCGGGAGATACGCAATATTACAGCGAAGGCAGAACGTCAGAAAACCACACAATAGAATACGAGGTCGAAAGCTGCGAGCGGTTTGCACCACAGCGGTTGTTCTTTAAGAACTCTTTAGGTGGCTTTGATGGCTATACCTTTACGATGAAAAACAAAAAGGTCGGCACAATGTCAAAGCAGACCTTCGGAAAGAATCAAAACATCTATGGAACGAAGGTAGCGGAAACGATTTATTCAGGCGAGTTTGAGGAAACAATGACCTTAAATAGCGACTGGTTAATAGATGCTAACTGGATGTCGGAGTTGATTTACTCACCGCAGGTCTATCTGCAAATCGGTTCGGAGTTGGTAGAGGCAATCGTTAACACCTCAACCTTTGCCTTTCATACAAGACCGCAGGATAAGTTGCAGCAGCTTCAAGTGGATGTCAAGATAGCCTATAAAAATAGTGTGATATGAGTACGCTGATTATTTATCCGCTTGACGATAGCAACGTAGAAGTTCCGTATGTTTTAGATTGCGATGAGGTAGATATTAGCCTGACCTTTTCGGTTCAGGACATTCAAGATGTAACCAAAAGGAGAGGTTCGTTCAGCAAGACCATCACGCTTGCTGGTACTGGTGCAAACAACCAAGCCTTCGGTCACGCCTATAACATTCAATCTTTTGTCGGTGGCTTTACGCCTAATAAACGAATTAGGTGTACGCTATGGAACGAGGGCATCCAAACCTTTACTGGCACTTTGCAGCTTCTTAGCATTACTAAGATGAACGAGCAGATTAACTACGAGGTCGGAATATACTCGGAGGAAATAGCTTTCTTTAGGCAGATAAACGAAACGAAGCTGGCAGCGACCGCAGGAGTAAGTGGGTTTAATCATACATTGACAGCATCAGTAGCAAGTGGAACGTGGGTAGCAACAGCAGGAAGTGGCTACGTTTACGGCTTCTTAGATGGCTACGGATATACTGACGTTGTGCCTTCTGCTTTAAGTTTCTTTGGCATATCATTGCTCATTCCTTACATTCAGCTTGTGCCTTCGTTTTATGTCAAGCAAATGGTTGACTTAATCTTTGCTCAAAGCGGATATAGATACGAGTCTGCGTTTTTTAACACAGCTAACTTTAAAAAGCTGGTTATCCCTTACGCTGGCGGTACGATGTTGCAAAACGATTTGAGTGGCGAAAATAGCATAATGGAAGGCAGCGAGTTAACTGGCGGTGAGGCTGGTGCAGCTAACTGGAATTATTTAGGCGACTTTTATTATAGCGGTGTATTCCCATTTGATACCGTTATTACCGACCCCCAAGGGTATTGGGATGATACTACTTATGAATTTACAAACGTAGCATTTTACAGCACTTGGACTGTAAACTATGAATTTACTTTAAAAAACTTAGCAAATAGAGTTGTTCAAATAGGCTTTGCGATTTGCGATTCCGTTACTGGACTGCCTATAAACGAAACTCTGCAAGATACGGTGGTTGATTTTATACAACCATTACAAACAAAAAAGTTTCAGTTTCAAGGCGTTGTAAGATTAAACCCAAATCAGGTTGTCGATTTAAGGGCGTTTTTCTTTAGCATTCCTAACGACTACCCAATACAAATAGAGGACAAGTCTAAAATCACAATGATTTGCACGGAGAATGCAGGTGCAAACTTAGCTGCTGATATGGTTAAGGCATTGCCTCCTGACATTACGCAAGCAGATTTATTGAGTGACTTGCAGAAGATGTTTAATCTTTACTTTTATCAATCACCGACCGACCCTGACTTAATCTACATTGAGCCGTTTAATACGTTCTATTCAAGCGGTAGCGTAAACTGGACTGAAAAGATAGACAACACCGACAAGCACTTATTGCAGATGGGTGACCCACAAGCACGAAAGCAAATCACGTTTAAATACAAAGATTCAGGCGATGCTTTGGGCAAGTTGTACAATGATACCTTTTCGGAAGGGTATGGCTCACGGATATTTGAAACTGATAACTATTACGCAAAGGGCGAGCAAGTGGTGGAAACCAAATGCTCAACCGTTATCCCTGCCTCTTTTCGTTCGGGATTGCCTATCGGCAGGACTTTAGATATAGACTCAAACAACCAGCCAAAGGCAAGGGCGACTGGCTACCGCATTGCTCAATTTAATTATGTATCTATTCCATCATCGGCTGCGTGGTCAATGCTTTTGGACTATACACCAACCTTTGCCCAATTTACCTCATTGCCTTTAATTGCTCACATAGACAACCCTTACGCACCGACTTTTGACCTTGCGTTTGGTATGCCTAAGAATTTGTACTTTAAAGCCATTGATGGTGCTGGATTTAAGGATTACGATAATAGAAACCTATTCAACACCTATTGGCGTAATTATCTAATAGAAACCACCAGCAAAGAATCTTTGCAAATAGAGATACCAGTAATACTTGACCCAGTTGACATCTACCAGCTTGACTTTAGGAAGCCTATCTATATTGAAGGCATCCTCTTTAGGTTGCTTGAAGTGAGAGATTACACCATTGGAGGCTCTCAAAAATGCACAGCAATCCTGCGCAGAATCCTTAATCTTGCACAGCCAGCGACTGGCGCAGTAGAGGTTAACACCTTCTTTGACTCGTCAACTTTAGTGCTTGGCGAAATGAAACCACAAATAGTAACACCTAACAACATTCAGTAATGCCAGACGTAAATAAGGAAATAGCACTAAAGGTCACGACCGATGTAGGTCAAACCAACACAGCGTTAAAAAGTGCAGAGGAAAGGTTAAGCGAAGCCAAGAAAGCCATGTTGGATTTGGCATTAGCTGGCAAGCAAGGCTCAAAGGAGTTTAGGGATTTAGCTGTTGAGGCTGGTGCGTTAAAAGGCAAAATAGAATCCGTTGAGCAGACCGTTGATGGATTAGGCAAGAGCGCAAACAAGATTGAGGTATTTAGCGGTGCAGTTCAGGGCATAGCTGCTGGCTTTGCTATCGCACAAGGTACGGCTGCTTTATTTGCCGAAGGTAACGAGGAACTGCAAGAATCACTTGTTAAGGTACAAGCGTCTTTGGCTTTATTACAAGGCACGGAGCAAGCGGTTCAGTTATTAAGAAAAGAAAGCGCAGCAGGGCAGGCTTTATTGACCGCAAGAACCGCAGCTTATAATTTAGTGGTAGGCGCATCAACTGGCGCACTAAAGTTGTTCAGAATTGCTTTAGCTGCTACTGGAATAGGCGCAGCCGTAGTTGCGATTGGTGCATTGGTTGCTAATTGGGATAAACTAACCAAGGCGGTAACTGACTTTATTAGCGGTTCTCCAATGCTTACAAAAGTTATTGGGTATATTTCGGATGGCTTTACTAAATTAGGCAGGGCGATTGGCGTAATACCAAGCGAATCAGAAGCAGCGACAAAGCAGATGATTGCTGATTTAGAAAAGCAACAAAAGCTATTAGAAGCAGCAGGCGCAAACACGGTTGCTATCGAAAGGCGTTTGGCTCAATTACGCATTCAATTAGCCAAAGAAACTGGCGAAGGGTTAGAGGAAGCGCAAGAGGAACTTACCATTTTTGAAGCGCAGCAATTTAAAATAAGAGCAGACAAAGAAGCCGAAGCGTTAAAAATACGAAAAGCACAATATGCAGCGTATTTAGAGCGTGTAAGGATGTCGCAATTAGAGATAGGCACAGCCGAGGCTAAAGGATTCCAGCAAATTAAATCTAATGCCGAAGCTGGTTTAGAATTAGATAGGCAAACGCTGGATGCAAGATTTAAATTGCAACAAGAGGCGAGAGAAAAAGAAAGAGAAAAGCAAGCAGAATACAACGCCAATAAACTTGCTGACCAGCAAGCTGTTGAGTTAGGTATTATAAACATGGCAAAGGGTACATTTCAAACCATTGCCGATGTATCTGCGTTTTTTGCTGGCAAAGACGAAGCAAGGCAGCGCAAGGCTTTTGAGATTCAAAAAGCAGCAGGCATAGCAAATACCTTAATCGATACCTATGCAGCAGCGCAAGCAGCTTTTAAATCAGCATCTCAAATACCAATTATTGGTGCGGTTGCTGGTCCGATTGCAGCAGCTACCGCCATTGCTGCTGGTCTTGCTCGTGTGGCAGCTATTAGAAACACTACCTTTAGTGCTGGCTCTGCAAGCGCAGCACCACAAGCTGTTAGTTCTCCCACATTCCCACAACCGAGTCAGCAGCCACCAGCAGCCTTTACCCCTAACGTAGCCAACCCAAATCCAACTAATCAGCCAAACCCACAAGGGGGGCAGAACGGAACGACAAGGGTTATCGTAGTTGAATCCGATATTAGGAGAGTAACAACAAGGGTTGATGCAGCCGAAAGATTTGCTACCTTTGGGAATTAAGCGTTTCATAATTTAGGTTTGACCCCGTGCCGAGAGGTACGGGGTTTTTGCATACTTAGCCTTTCGGTACATTTTAAGGCATGGAGTTACCCCTTTATAAACTGACTATTGACGAGGAAAGCGAGGGCGTTGATTACGTTGCGCTGACCGATATGCCAGCCATCGAAAGAAACTTTCAGGCATTCTCACAAAAGCAAAGGTTCAAAGAATCAGCTAAACGAGTAATATCAGGTGCGTTGATGTTAGCCGATGTGCCTATCTATCGGAATGATTCTAAGATGGGCGAGTACATGGTTGTATTCGATAAGGACACCGTGTATAAAATCGTGCAGAAGTTCTTTAAGCAGAACGCTACCCAAAATGTAAACGCTTACCACCAAACCCCGATTGATGGCGTGTTTATGTTTGAGAGTTATATCATAGACCGAGAGCGTGGTATTAACCCACCGAAAGGGTTTGAGGATGTAACCGATGGCAGTTGGTTCGGAAGCTACAAAGTAGATAACAACGAGGTGTGGGATGCCTTTGTGACTACTGGTAAATTCAAAGGCTTTTCGGTTGAGGGTATGTTTGGGATGGAGAAAGTAGAAGATGCCATTGAAGTAGAAATGCAACGCCTTGAAAGAGCCATTGACCTTTTTTGCAAACAATTTAAACTTTAATATTTATAAGCAATGAACATCCTTGAAAAATTGCAGACACTTAGAGCAGCTTTCGAGCAAGCCTCTTTGAAATTTGCCGACTATATGTTGGGCGAATTGACCGTGCGTATCGAAGGAGAACCAGTAGTAGGTACTGCTGTCACTCTTTTAGATGCCGATGGAAACCCCCTCGATGCTACTGGCGAACACGTTATTCCTGAATTGGGAACTATCGTTGTTTCAAACGGAGTAATCGAATCAATCACTCCTATGGTGGTTGAAGCTGCTGACGAAGCTGCTGCTGCGGTAGCCGTAGAAGAAGTGGCTGCTGTTGTTGAAGAAATCGCACCTGAAGCACCAGCCGAAGTGGTAGCTGCTATTTCAACCGAAGTAGTTGGCGAGATTATGGACAAGCTGGATGAAATGGCAAGCGAACTTGTTGAGTTGAAAAAGAAGATGATGGCTGGACAAGAGCGTGAGAAATCAATGTTTGCCCTTATCGAAGCACTCGCAGAAGAACCAAGCGTTAAAGCCGAAAAAGTAATGTTTGGTCAGTTCAAAAAAGACGAAATAGGCAACATAAACAAAGTTGCATCAATCCTTAAAAACTTAAAAACTAAATAATCATGGCATACAATTTTGGCAACTTAGCCGTTTACACCGAGCAGCAGTCACTTCCCCTCGTAGTGAAGTCATTGTTCAGCGCAAAGAGCGCATCTATTTTGACACCAATGACTGGTATCAAATCTTCTAAGTCAGTTAACCTTATGGACACCGATGCGGTATTCCAAAGCGGTGACAACTGCGGATTCACTGCATCAGGTACTACTACCTTCAGCAACCGCAGCTTGACCGTTGGTCGCATCAAAGTTAACGAGGCTATCTGCCCTAAGAAACTTGAAGAATACTGGATGCAGACACAGCTTCCTATCGGCAGCCGTTATACGTCAATTCCTTTCGAGCAGCAGTACGCTGAGCTTAAAGCTGGTAAGACAGCCGAGCAAATCGAAACTGCAATTTGGCAGGGCGATACCGCTTCAGGTAACACCAACGCAAACACCAACAAGTTTGATGGTTTCATCAAGTTAATCAACGCTGCTTCAGGTACTACCATTGCTGGTAATACTGGTTCAGTATCAGGCATCACATCTTCAAACGCTTTCGCAGTTATGCAGGGTGTTTACAGCGTGATTCCTACAAACATTTTGGACAAAGAAGATTTGCGTATCGTTTGTGGATGGGATACTTTCCGCAAGTTGGTTGCAAACTTGACTAACCTCAACTTGTTCCATTACAACCCAACCGTTGAGAACGCTGGCGAGATTGTTCTCCCCGGTACTAACGTGGTTGTAGTTGCCTTGAATGGCTTGAACACTACTAACCGCATCTTCGCTATGCGTTTAAGCAATATGTTCTTCGGAACGGACTTGTTGAACGAAGACGAGCGTTTCGAAATCTTCTTTGCAAAAGAAGCTGACGAGGTGCGTTACGTTGCCGAGTTCAAAGCTGGTGTTCAGTTCGCCTATGCGACTGAAATCGTAAACTTTATATTAGCCTAATTCAATGGGGAGGGTAACACCTCCCCTTTACTAACCTCTAAATAATAAAAATATGAGTTGTGCATTAACCGCAGGTTACACATTAGGATGCCGAGATTCAGTCGGTGGCATCAAAGAGGTTCGTTTCATTGAATTCGCTAACGTTACTGGTATCACCGCTACAAGTGGGTTTGTCGTTTCAGGCATTACCACAAGTGGTTCTACTAAGTTTTGGAAGTACGATTTAACCAAGCAGACCTCGCAATTTACCGAAACCATCACTCCTTCTATGGAGAATGGAACGATTTTCTACCAACAAGACCTGCAAATTGTCTTGAATAAAATGACTGCTGCCCTTCGCAATCAGTTGCGTTTGTTAGGTCAAAATAGACTTATGGCAATCGTTACTGACCGCAATGGCGTGTACTGGTTGTTGGGTTCTTTGAACGGCTTAGAACTAAGCGCAGGAACTGGTCAGAGTGGTACTGCCTTCGGTGACCGTAACGGCTTTGACGTTACCTTTACTGGTATGGAAGAACAGCCAATGCGTGAGGTGCAATCAAGCATCATCGCTGCATTGACTAACGCATAGTGCTTCGTTGTCGTTAATCAAGCACGGGCGCATCCTAAGGGGTGCGCCTTTTTTATGCTTTATACATTTACTATTAAACGACAATGAAAATAGCACTAATCCACAACGTTCAAAGTACAGGTTCGGCACTTTACCGACTTGAACTGCCACACGCTCATTTAGACGCAGCGTACAAAGGACTGACCTTTTATTCCGCACCTGAACCCTTTAGAATCTCCGATGAATCCTTCGAGCAGATGGACATCGTTTTAGTTAGTCGGATGTGGGGAGAAACCGCAGAGCAGATTAAATGGCTTCGGGATAAGTGTACAAAGTTCAATGTGACTCTAATTCTTGACCTTGACGATTATTGGGTGCTGGAATCAGGACATCCGATGGTTAATATTTACCGAGAAAAAGGAATCTCGAATATTATCCGTGAGCATATTAGAGTAGTTGACCACGTTATCTGCACGAATGCCTACTTAAAAGAAAAGGTATCTATTTTAAATCCGAATGTTTCGGTAATTCCGAACTGTTCATATTCGGGTTACGAGCAGTACAAGATTAAGACCGAACCGAGTGAGTTCGTAAGGTTTGGCTGGTTTGGTGGCGCACAGCACTATGAGGACATTGTCTTGATGGAATCGGGTATGGGCATCCTTGCAGACGATCGTTCGTTGAACGGCTTGTATCGGCTTTATTTAGGAGGCTGGAACGAGAACCCAATGTACGAAGCGTACGAAAGAATCTTCACTGGTAACGGCAAGCAAGAGAACTACGGCAGAATCCAAGCAGCCGACATTTACTCCTATGTCGGTGGGTATAACTTTGTAGATGTTTGTCTTGCTCCTTTACGAGATACGACCTTTAATAGATGCAAGAGTGAGTTAAAATTAGTCGAAGCTGGCACGATGGGTAAGGCTATAATTGCTTCCGATGTTTACCCTTATAACACCATAATCGACCACGGCTTGAATGGCTTATTGGTTCGGGAGGCACGCAGTAAAGATTGGCACAAGCACATAAAAACCTTAATCCACGAAAAAGATTTAAGGTTAACCTTGGCAGCCAATTTAAAAGAAACGATAGAAACGGAATTTAACATCGATTATTGGGGCGCAAAAAGAATGGATTTGTATCATTCGCTTCGGTGATACATTTACCTTTAAGATGCTGTATTTAATATCTAACCAGTCGAATGAAATCGTAGTCACTTGGACGGAAAGGATGACCAACCCCAATGCGCTTTATATCGTCTTGGAGTTAAGGTCAATGGCTACCAATGACATTTATACCTATCCGATTTTAAAATCTTCCAACCTTTCGCTATTCCCCGAAAGGTACGACAACTATCAATTTTCGCTTGCGCCTGCTGTTCGTGGTCAATATACTTACATAGCCTACGAATCCACCAGTACATCTGCAACCAATAAAATTGGCGTGTTAGAAACTGGGCTGGCTTATATTGAAATGGGCGAGCAGGCTTTTGTGAGCGCAACCAATACAATTACTTACGCAGAGCCAGTTACGAATGTTTTTGATAACACCTTTGACCTTACCTTTAACTAATGGGACAACTTTTAACCGATGCTTTAGTCATCAAAAACGAAACGCAGACTAATGCAAACACAGCCACGAGAGTTGGAACGTGGATGCAAAATTGTGCGATACAAATCGAGGATTCACCGAGTGCGCTTAACTTTTTTGACTTTGCATCTTCAGGAACTACCACTTTAGCAGAGAATGTATGGTCGCCAATTAACGCTACTATTACAACTGGATTCAATAGAAACGGATTAAGCGTGAACGCTTCGGGACTTGTGACTTATAGCGGTGACTTGAAGTATTTTAGAACGAGCGCAATCGTTGCCTTAATAGGGCAGTCAAGCAGGAAGATTCACGTTGCTATATTCAAAAATGCAGAGTTGTGGCCTTGCTCGGAGTTTGTATCGGTTATTCCTTCGGCTAACGAGGTGACTATTCCTTCCCAATGCGTTGTGCCTTTATCTTCGGGCGATACTATTCAAATGTATGTTAAATGCTCAACGCACGCTGTCACGCTTACCTTAGACAATTTAAACGTCATTATCAATGAGTTCTAAAAAACCTTTCGCCTTTTCGTGGCAGGGCTACCAGCATAAAGTGCCTTTGTTTATCGAAAACAAAAGCCAGCAATGGGTATCTTATGGAGTTGAAAACGACTACCCTAACTACCTCTTAAATCTTTATAGAAGGAGCGCAAAGCATAACGCCATCGTGAATGGTAAAGTAGGTTACATAGTCGGTAAGGGATGGACATCGGAAGAAGAAACACCTGCTGCCAAAGCCTTTTTGGATTCGCCTACGTTCCCGAATGCTTATGATTCGATGAACGACCTTACCCAAAAGTTAACGTTGGATATGGAAATCTATAACGGCTTTGCTTTAGAAGTAACTTGGTCACGAGGTGGGGGGATTGCAGAGATTTGTCACGTGGACTTTCATAGAGTTCGTGCGGACAAAGACGAAAAGATGTTTTACGTTTACGATTGGTACGATGAATACGAGGTTAGGCAATTCCCCCAGCTGAACCAAGTAAACCAAATCCCAGCTTTCAATCCAGACAATAGAATCGGCAAGCAGCTATTTTATTATAGAGCATACAGCGCAGGCGTTAAGGTTTACCCTTTGCCTGAATATCTTGGCGGTACGGCTTACATCGAGTTAGATGTGGAGATAGCTAATTTCCACGTTAATAATATCAAGAATAATTTTTGGGGTTCTTACCTTATTAACTTTCCAAACGGAATCCCTACCCCCGAAGAATCGGATGCCATCGAACGGCAGATGAAAATGAAGTTTGGAGGCACGGACAACGCTGGTCGTTTCCTTGTGAACTTTTCGGATAGTCCCGAAACCAAACCCGAACTGACTCCTTTAACTCCTTCGGACTTAGACAAGCAGTTTGACATATTAAATAAGACCGTTCAGCAAGAGATTTTCGTTGCTCACCGAGTAACCTCACCGATGTTATTTGGTGTAAAAACTGAAGGACAACTTGGAGGCAGAGCCGAAATGGTTGAGTCGTACGAAATTTTCAAAGCTACTTACATCGAAGATCGTGTACAAAGAATCGAGCGGTCAGTAAATTACCTTGCTTCTTTCAACGGAGTGACTGGTTTGAAACTACAACCTACCGAGCCGATTAGCGAGCAGCTTACCGAAGCAGCTTTGTTGCAGATATTAAGCCGTGACGAACTAAGAGAAAAGGCTGGATATGAGCCTGACCTTACTACACCTGCACCTGCGGAAACAGTAGCACCACAAGAGATGGGCAATAGCGTTCTCGCTGGTTTATCTGCCTCACAGCAAGACAAAATGTTGCGAGTGGTACGCAAGTACTCTAAAGGAGATTTGACTAAGGAGCAAGCGACTATAATGCTGCAAGGCTTCGGTTTACCAGCCGAGCAGGTTGATTTGTTTTTAGGCGAGCCTATGGAGTTTAATTCCGATGAAGATAAGTTTGAGCAAGTGGCTATGCAGTTTGGCGTTGATGCCGATGGCTACCAAGTTCTTAGGTCAAAGCCAGTACGCTTTGAAGCCGACAACTCTTTGTTAGCCGAGTTCATGGAAGTAGAACCCGAAAACAAAGAACTCGACAAGAAGATATTAGCTGAAATCAAAAGGACTAAAAAGGTCGATGCAGACCAAATCTCCCGAAAGTTAGATGTGCCGTTGGAAAAGGTGAGCGAGCGAATTGAGTACCTTATCTCTAAAGGGCGTGTAACTATCCAAGATAGAGTTGCAAGGATAGCTGACACCCCCGATACCGAGGCAGAGGAAGCGTTTGAGAT